TAGTTCTTGTTTCCTAAAGTTAATGTTATTATCTACATCTTGATTCATTTGTTCTACCCAATAGTTAACAGCAATACTTAAAGCATCTAATCTATCATCGTGATTAAGACTACCTTTATCTTTTGTTATACGACTAAGTTGATAGAATAACATATACTTAGCTTGATGTTCTATAGGATATCCTTGAGCACTCTTATAGTCATGTTGAACAACAGAAGGATCAATAATAAGTTTATGTTGATTAAGTACAGGTTCCAGGACATCAATGATTCTAAGTTCTTTTTGTTTACTGTGTCTTACTTCTTCAACGGAACAAGGGTAGGAAGTCATAAGTAAAGGTTTAAGAAGTTCCATGAACATACCATCACCAAAGTTAGACTCTATGATAATCTTGTTAACCTTGTTATTCTTGGCTATGTGTACTAATTGTTTAAGTGTTTGATCATCGTACCCACCTTTAAGACCACCAGCTTCAGGAACAAAGAGTTGACCGTTAAGCATCTTAACAACAGCAAAGCCTGTTTCATCTTTTCCTCTACCACTAGGGTCAATAGAAAGAACAGAACCAGTGTACTCCACCATATCCCCAATAGTCTTAGAAGGTCTGTGGTATCTATCTCCACCTAGACCTACATTAGGAAGGTCTTTATTTTCGTTATCTGGATCACTGGACCATATAATCTTCTCAGGAGCTAAGTCGTTATCAATATCTGTTATAATAAGATCATTTATCTTTAAAGGGTATCGATCAGCGTCAGACAGCCTAGGATTAAGCATGAACTGTAAAGCATACCCTGTACGCCCATAAGACAGCTTACGCTCTTCTAGGTCCATATCTGAGAACCTGAGAGGCTCTGTGGAGTGTCCTACTGTCTCTTCTGATATCCTATCTGTTATAAAAGGAGCTATATCGTTATCGTAGTTCTTTAACACTAAATCTTCACTAGGATACTCAGAGGTCCATATACGAGCGTCATAGCCCCTCTCACGCAGTTTATTATAAATACTGTCCTCGCATTGGGGTGTACCTAGAAAGAGGATCCTAGAGGTGTCTAAGGGCTTTATAATAGCTTCAAACTCTTTTACTTGTTCATCTAGCTTATCTCTCATACCTTGGGTAGCAGAGTTGTTAGGAACTTCTATATCGTCAGCAATGATGATGTCAGCACGAGAACCTGTTAGCTGGGAGGATATACCTAGTGACTTAACCGAGGGTGCGTGAGCAGCAGGAGCAGGTCCTACATCAAAAGCTATCTTAGAGAACCTTTGATCGTTCTTAGGTATTAGTCCTTGAAGAACAGGAATGTCGTGTATGATTTTCAAGGTAAAGGTGGAGAAGTCATCAGCACGGTTCTTAGAGGCAGATACAACAAGTATGTTTTTAGTAGGGTCTAGTAGTAGTTGATGAACAGCATAGGCAGAACATATCCAGGATTTACCTACTCCACGGAACGCCATGATAACAGATCGTTTAGGACCGTGTTGCATGAAGTCAGCTATGTCGTATTGTAGATCAGTAGGATTAGGTAGGTTCAAGTGTTTCCAAACTACATATAAGAAGTTACGGAAGTCCTTGAGTTGTTTAAGCTTTTCAATGCTCATGCTTCAACTCTCTCTCTTTCGGTGTTATAACTGTAATTACTTAATCTTTTCTTTAAGTTCAGGGTTCTCTTCAAAAGGTAACACTTCTCCTAGTAGATCATTAAGAGGAGTATCTTTACCACTCATAAGAATTACATCGTTATCTTTTAAATGTTGCCTGGCACAGTTAAGTAAAGCAGGGTTATACTCTTCAGTTGCTTGCATTAATTGAATACCTTTACTTAAAGTATCTGTTAGAAGGATATGTAAGTTACCTAGTTCTTCTCTTGTTTTCATAGTTGTTGAGGCTTATATTACCATTTACGACAAGACCAATACCCTGCCGATAACTTTGATTTCTTTTGATCGCACTTATGTCTAGCTCTAAAAGATTTTCTAGCTTTAGGATTGGACTTTCTAATCTTCATGTTAGCGTCCCCGAATCTTATGGTCTTTGTCTTAGTACCTTCTTTAGCACATACAACAAACTTTTTCTTACCGTGCCCAGGTTCTCCTTTGCGTATTCTTCTGGGTTTATTAATAGCTAAACCCTTACGCTTACATCCTGTAACTACTTTCTTCTTCTCAGCCATGCTGTTAATTTTTAAACCCACGCTTCATATTAGCGTATGACTGAGGTGATATAGTAGACTTCTTCTTGCTACGACTAATGCCTAGCTTTCTTCTTCTGTTTATATTTGCGTATAGTCCTTTTTTCATTTCTTCATTAACATCTCCATCATTCTATCTAGTTTACCGTTAATCTCTTTTACCGTAGTTTCAAGACCACTCATTCTATTCTCCACAGCAGTGTCTCGTTCTCTTTGGGTAGCAAGTTCTACTTCAATCCTTGTCAATCGTTCTTCATCTTTTTCCAAGCGATCAGTAAGCTTTTTAATCATCCAACCAATTACTCCAAGTATAACAGCTAGAGCAGTGTCGAGAAAGTGTGATATTGTTTCTGGCATTTGTTTAAAGAGCTGAGATGATAAAAGCTAGGAGTTGTTCGTATCGTACAGACATCTTAGTGTGTTTGGTAAAACCTTCTGTTTCTTCATCTTTAAAAAGCCACTCACCATTTTCATCTTGTTTAGACCACCAAGTATTTTCACCTAGTATAGCATATCGATAAGCATCTAAACCTTCAGCTTCAAAAGCAGCTTTTACATCCTGTGCAATAACACCTATATGAATACGAGCATCGTCACCTTTCTTAACAACAGCATCTTTAAGCCTAAACTTTTTCATTAAACCTTTTAAGGCAGTAGCAACTCTTAGTTCTGCTTCGCTTAGGTCTTCAATATCTTGTTTTAGATTACGATCAGAACCACTCCAAGCTCCTCCGTTAATATAACCGTTATCCCAAGTGTTACTAGCAGAACCTAAATCTACATTTGAATTAGGATTACTGTACATTGAGCCTGTGGGTTCTACACTAGCTTGAGCAGCAGAAGAACACGCTATGGTTATTCCAGCATTAGCACTGAAATCTCCGTCTGCAATATTTAATGTAACTCTTTCTCCATTTTCTTGGTATTGTAAGGACGCAGTGTTATTTCCTTGTGAAATTTTTATCCTACCACCAAGACCACTAGCGTGTTCGTTTTCTAATTGTAAATCTACATAAGCACTTGTTTGGTTACCTTTAGCGTATATAGTATCCTTTCCACTACCTCCATCCACAGTTAATTGATAAGAAGAATCCGCTAATGCTCCTGTTCCTATGTTGTTGTTAGTATCGTTAACATTAAAAGTGGTATCTGCACTGTCTATCATTGTAGACTCCACAGCGTTAGCTGCTATCGTAAGTGAAGTAGAACCTGTAACATCACCAGTATGGGTAGCGTTAGTGACTTTAGCAGTGTTAGCAGTTACAGCTGTGTTGTTCGCTACCTCTGTGTCAAAGTCTGAAATGGTTGCTGCGGTCTGTGTACCTGTGTGATTAGCTCTGTTCTTTAAGTTAGCGTCTGTGTCGTTGACCGTTGCACCTGCTGCAATACCTGCAAGCTTCGTTTGTTCTGCATCGTCAAATTCATTAGTGTTAGGGTTGCTTTCATATAAGGTTTTAACATCCGCAGCTGTAGGAGAAGCACTACCATTAGCGGCAGCTGTAATCCTTCCTTGTGCATCTACTGTAAGATTAGTCGCAGTATAAGAACCTGGAGTAACAGCAGTGTTGGCAAGCTTATCAGCAGTTATAGCATCATCAGCAATGTTAACTGTATTAATAGGACCACCTGCAACACCTGTCGCTAGAGTAGTAGCTATCTGAGCGTCTACATAAGTCTTGTTCGTAGCGTGACTACCACTAGCAGGGGCAATTAAACCTGTAACTTTATCAACATTTTGAATATCATTTGTCTGCATATCCAAGTTACCTGACATAGAATCTCCACTCTTGTTAACTTGTAAAGCATCTTGTTGGTCTACATAACCTTTACGAGCAGAGTGATCGCTACTAATAGGAGCACCTAGACCACTAACCATGTTACCTCCCATAGCCAAGTCACCTGTCATATTGTCCCCAGCTTTAGTAACTTGTAGTGCGTCTTGTCCGTCTACATAAGTCTTGTTAGTAAGATCATTACCTGTACTAGGAACAGCAGAGGAAGTGACTTTATTAGCACCCATGTCCAAGTTACCAGTCATCGTATCACCAGCAACATCAACAAAAGTAATATCTGCGTAGTTCTTAGTTACAGCATCTTGAGGGTTTGTAGGATCAGCAAGATTCTTAATCTTAGCTAAATCAGCGTCGTAGTTCCCATCAACAGGGTCTTTGGTCATTGTGTTCTTACCACTACCTTCTTCTATCTCTTCGTTAAGATATAAGTTGTGTAAGTAAGCACGGTCTAGTTCTACTTCAGTAAGTACACTACCGTTCTCAAAGTCTACAAGAGCAGTATCAGATGCACTGTCTCTTTTAATTCTTATCCTAGCACCAGTCTCAGGAGCAGTAGTAAATCTGATAAGAGCAGAAGGAGATGTTATAATAGTGTAATCTCCTGTAGAGACAGTATAAAACTTACCTCCTGGAGAACTGCCTGTTGAATCGTCTAACTGTACAACTACATGAGTGTCATCAAGATAAGGAAAAGAAAATGCAAAGTCTGTTTGACCTGCTCCAACTGTGTAGTCTACGTATGTATTAGCCATGGTAATCTATTATTAATTTGTTTGTTGTAAAAGTTCAAGCACTTCTTCTCGTTGCATCCCACCTTTTAAACCTGCTCTAGCTTTCATTAATGAAGAGTATTGTGCGTTTAACTCAGGATACTCTCTGAGCATCTGTCTTCTAGCTTCTTTCCTGTACTTAGTTAGAACGCTGTTTATCTGTTGGATACGAGGACTAGGAAGACCAGGTTCAGATTCTGGTGATAACCTTTGGTAGTTCCTTGACTTTATAAGTTTATTCAAGGTTTGCCTAAGAGAAAGACCACGAAGTTTAACAGTCTTTAATAACTCTAACTGCCTATCGTTCGCTGATTGTCCTTTATCGTTTTCATACTCTAACAAATCTATCTGTCCACCTAAACTAGGAGGAGGGTTTCTAAAAGCATGATTCAAACTAGCCATCTCTGTTAGGATAGGATCGTTCTTTTTAGTTGATAATTGAATAGGATTAATAAAACCTGTACCCATCCATTGTTCTGCTACATATTCCTCTCCCAATATATTACGTTTAGTATCTAACGAACCACGCATACCTAGCTTACGTTTTACCGCATCCATGACAGACCTTGTTTCTTTTATCGCTTGAGTATCGTAGTCAGCTGTTTGAGAAATTAAATTAGGAACTAATGAACCTGCATAATTTCTGCCTAACTTTTCTACATATCTATCAGGATCACCTAAAGCATCTGCCCACATTTGAATACCAGCTAAGTATGATTTGTTTGTAGCGTTTCTTGTTAGAGCTAATACCATTGATGTTGTAGCGTGTTCTAAAAGAGATTCATCAAAAGATGCTTCTTCTCTTATCCCTGTTTCTACTAAATCAGCTACAACACCTAACGGAGTTGCTAAAGGGTCAAGTCTTTGATAACTGAAATAAGTGTCTCCTATTTTAATGCTATAGGGTCTCCATCCAGTCGCCATTAAAGCTTCTTTTTCTCTTTCGTTACTAGGTCCACCTCCTGTTATGTATTCTCTATTATTAAAAGCAACGTCAATTAAGCCTCCTACAGTAAGTGCTCCTGTGACTACCTTACCTCTTGCCCTTGCTTTTAAGATAGGGTCTGCACTATTAAATTCAGCCAACAATCGCTGCCTTTCCTCTTTTAACACAGTAACAAAAGGAGTTCTCTCAAAAGCAAACTTTAAGATATTAGTAGGAGTACGAACAAAAGGAACTACAAATCTCAAGTAAGGTATTTTGTTAGTGGCTTCTTGGATTACTTTACCTAATGTCTTGTCTTGTAATTCTTTAGTAAAGGTTAAGTACTGAGCTTCTTCCATTGAATACTGCATAAGTGCAGATGAATCAGGATTAAAGTTATCGTCCTTGTATTTGATGATAAAATCAGCTTTCTCTTTTCCTTTAAGACCTTGCTTATCTGCTATTAAAGAAGCTTCCCTAACAAGACCCTCCTCCGACATCATTCGTCCACCTTCAGTTACTATACCGTCAATAGTTTTATTGATGTGTCCAGCTAATGCTTTAGGATCACGAATACCTTGTTGTATGCCTGACATAGCGGCTTTCATTCTAGCAGCCCTACGATAAGCTAATTGCTTAAAGAACTCATCAGAAGTTAACAGCAACCTACTGGGAAGTCTTATATAACTAGCGTATTTATCTATTGAATCTTTAGCTGAGTCGGAAACAAAACCACCTATAGGAGATTCAGCTATACGCTGACCAGTTATAGAAGCTCGTTGACCTTCTTCAAAAGCACGGTTGGATGGGTCTAGTAAATTGTCTTGGTCTTTGAATGCTTGTTTTGCAAACTTACCTGCTTCCTTAAACATTTCACCGTCTGACCAAGAAGCTATAACAGCTTTGACTACATCCATGTTTCCACTCGCTATACCACCAGCAACAGCTTCTAAGGTGGTCATCACTTGAGTCAACGCATTACCCATGATATTAACCATCTGTGTCTTAGGGCCACTCAATATAGAGTTCATCCAGTATTCAGTAGGCATATCTAAGAAATGTTTACCTTGTGCTTTTTTAGCAGTCTTTAACAACCTAGCTAAACTACCCTCTAAATCGTCAGGATCAATATGCTCTCTTACAAGGTTAACCATACGCTCAGGCTTCATGTTGCCAGAGTTATTAACAAACTCTTTGCGTATGCCTTCTATTTGCGTTTCAGCTTCATTAAGTCCTAGCTTACGCTTACCGAAACCTTCATCTCTAGCTTGTAAGGTAATAGCTGTTTCTCTTCCTATTCTACGATAAACATCTGCTACTGTTAATAGTTGTTGAAAAGCATTCTTGAGTTTAGTTATAGATACATCACCGTAACCGTTGTCTTTAGCTTCTTGAGCTATCTCGCTAACATTCTGTATAAGTGCTTTACCTTGTTCTCTGTAAGATTGTTGTGTTATACGAATATCACGCAATACTTTCTCAGCGTCTTCTCCTTCTTTAGCTTGTGCTCTAACAGTTGTTTCGATTGCTTCGTCTATATCTGTAATGGCATCTGTAACTGTTACTTTCTCAGGATTAGCTTCGTAGTATTTCTCTAGTAAATCTTTTAGTACAACAACATCACCATCAGTCTCTAATGCAAACTGCGGTAGTCTAGGTTTACCTCCTTTTAACAACTCATCTGCATACCCACGGAACTTATCAGGAACAGCACTAAGGAACTCATCCTCTTTACCTTTCTTAAAGTCAGGCAGTTCGCTAGGTCTTTTCACAGAAGCTAAGCCTTCGTCTGCTTGTTTTGTAGCTGTTATGATATTGTTTTTAACTTCTACATTACCTTTACCAAATACATTTTCTATAAGACTAACATAATCAGCTGTCTTTTTGTTGTGTTGGAAACCTGCTTTAGTTTCTTTTCCGACTCCGCTTTTACTTCCTTCATATACAGAGAAGTATGCTTTACCGTTTCCTTTAACTGCGTCAAAAGCTTGTTCAACAACTAACAGCTGGTTTTCTTTTTCCTTAATAACATTAAGTACATTATTAGAAATAGAAGCGTCTACTTGACCCCCTTGTACTGCTTGAGCTACCTCTTTGTTGTGTTGTGCCGATCTGTTGAAAGGATCGTAAACTTTTAAATCTACTCCTTCTTTTTTCAACATATCAACTGCGTTATCAAACTTACCTCCTCCTATATCCACCATCTTCATTCCTTTAGTGAATATTCCAGCTTTCTTTAGTTTGTTGTAAGCGGCTGGTAGTTTAGCTACATTTATAGAAGTAGCAGCGGAAGTTATTTCTTGTTCAGGTGCACTCCAAAGATTAGGTCTTGTTTGATAATAACGACCTTCAGCTACAAGTTTAGCCTTACCCATGTACGATCCTCTACTTGCAGATATGATCTGTGCAGAGTCTCTAAGTACTTTGTTTAATAAAGTGCTGTCACCTTTAACACCGAATAGTTGATATACTGCATCTACAATCTTTTGAAAGATATTGCGTTTATCATCTGATGGTATTCTTCTTAGTATTTGTTGTAGTTTTAAATCTGTGAAAACACCTACGAGAAACTCATCTAGGTCTTTAAACTCGTACACTCCTTTACCTACAGCTGGATCAAATACATCCTTACCTTCAAAAGCATATAAATCTTTAATCTTTTCAGAAGCTAATTTAAATGACTTAGCAAGTTCTCTAATAGGTTTAGGTGCAGCTTTATTGTTAATAACATTATCTATATTAGACAACACTATTGACCGTTCTTTACCTCCCTGACTTACCCAAGCGTTTATTTTTTTAGCAGTAACACCGTGTAGTATTTCGTGTACTAATGTCTGTTCGTCTGCACCTTCATATAACTCAATCCTATCCTCTGATGGTTTATAGACACCTGTTATAGAACCCATATCATCAGCATCGCCTCGCACAGTAGTTATATCACCTTCACTTACTTCAGGTTTGTAAAATACTCGTACATCTTGATCGGCTTCGTCTTTTATGATGATATTTAAATCTTTAGCTAGTTGTTGTACTTCAGGTGTGTCAGCATTTTTAGACAATTCATCTAAAGTATTTCTAACGGTTGCTGCTTTTTGTACTCCCTCTACTGGTGCACCGCCTGTCTGTATAGCTCTACCTTCTTCTTCAGCTTTCCTACCCTTCAATAAAAAGTCTTTTGTTTTATCATCTATACGACCAGCAAAGATACCAGACCTTCTTGATAAACCTGGTTCAGCGATGTCACCTCTAAAACCTGCGTTTACCAATTTAGTCGCTGCTCCTTTTAATGGTGGAGATATTTCAAACTGTTCGTATATATTTGGATTTCTTACAAACTCATTAACAGCTTGCGATGGATAATCAAAACCTAACCAATCTTCTTTAGCCAACGCTTTTAAGAAACTTCTATACTTAGGTTTAAATTGATCTAAAGCTCCTAACACTTCATCATGGTCTGCTTCCATATCTAAGTGCTCAAACCATTCATCTATGATGTCTCTATCAAATTCATCGATTAATTCTGGACCTCTAGCTATAGAAGCTAAGTCTTGTTGCAACCCTGTATCTACTACTGCCTGTGCTTGTCCGATTGCGTCCTTACCTTCTCCTTTAGCTTTGCGTCCTTCCTTAATAGCTTTAAGTGATTTAACGAACACACCAGCTACAGCTTCAAGACCTAGACCTTCCAACACATTCTTCATGCGTCCCTCTAACTCACCCTCGTCTTCATCGTAAGCTAAGAACTCAGTAACTGGATTCTGTAACTCTGGTACTTGTTGGATGAGATTAGACAGTCTAGCTTCCTGTCCGTTAAAGAAAGTGAAGTCAGTAGCAGCACCTGCAACAACACCTTTAGTAACAGTACCTGCTTTAGCTAATCTACCTGCTTTACCTGCGAGACCAAACAAAGGAATGAAACCTGTAGCAAACTGTGATATACCTTCTACAGCACCGCCTGCCATAGTCTTAGAAGTACCAAGGAATCTAGTATCATAGTCAGGTAGTACATCAAAAGATAAGTAGTCTGCTAGGTTGTAAGCACCTTGAAACGCACCTTCTATACCACGAAACGGAGCAGCTAATACATCGCCTGCTATATCAAAAAAGTCGTTCTCTTCTTCCTCGTTGTTTATATCTTCTGGTAGTGCCATAGTATTAATCTATTTCGTTTAAAGCGTTTTTAAAAAGATTCCTTTGATTCCTAATAAATTCCAATACATCCTCTTCTCCTATCTTAGTAGCTTTCTTAACCACATCGTTGAAAGTTTTATTAGATTCTCTTTCGCTTTTGCTTTTATCAAGTAAAGGTATTAATTCTAAAATGTCTGCTTTTGATACTAAAGGAAATTGAGAAGAGTTGAGCAACAACGGATCAAATCTAATACCATAAGGAGTAACAGGTTGCTCTTCAAGTAAAGCCTCTCCTAATAGTCCTTTAGCGGCTTGTACCTGAACTAAAGAATTTAAAGCTTCTTCTCGTTCTTTTTTTGTAAACTCAACCCTTTTTATTTCTTTTCCTACAGAACCTCCAAAACCTGATCTACTACTATAATATTGTTTAGGTTGTTGTGCTTTAATTTTAGGTATT